TTGTATAGCTTTACTATCTGCGTATAATTTCTTTAATTTCTTTAATGCTTCCTCTTGTTGTGTAGGATTACCACCAGTAATAAGTTCAACTAATAATATACCTGTTGTTCTTTTAGTTTGTTGTTTACCTATTAAATTAAATATTTCATCTTGTACTTTCTTAAGTTCTACTCTAAACTTCTCTAATTCAGCAGTTGGACCTTTAAAGAATGCTGCAATTTCTTTACTAAATGTAACGGCTAAAGAAGATACTATTCCTATTGCAACACCAACTCCAGCAGGACCAGTTAATCCAGCAACCATTGCTTGTAATGCTTTCTTAGTTCCTCCTTCAGTTGCGGATAATCTTTGGAATGACTCAACCATAGGGTTTAAGTTATTCGCAATACCCAATATCCCATAAGGAGCATCTTGAGCAATTCTTGAGAAGTTTATAAGAGATTGAGAAGCATCGCCCATTGGCTTACCTAATTGGTTAGCCTGTTGCTTTAATTGAGTAATTGTAGTATTTAGATTAGCTATGTTTTTATTTAAATAGTTAATCTCTCCAATACTTGTAGCTTTCTTTAATGCATTTTCAAATTGAACAAGCGTATTTTCGGCAGCTTTTAAGCTAGATTGTAACGATGAAACATCTGCATCAATGCTAATGCTAAACTTATCAAAATTTTCTGCCATTTTATTTTAATTTACTCCGTACAATTTTAAAGTCCTTGTCAATTGGTCGTTTGTTAACATTACCTTTTCCTCTTCAATATCTAAATCATCAATAGCTGGTATGCTCCAAAATGACTTAATTGATTTAGGAGATTTTTCAGTAGTGTTACTTAAATATACAATATAGGCAAGGTTTCTAGTCCTTGCCCATTCGTTTAACTCTTGTCTTTCTTTACCCATTACGATAATAGAAAAGTCTTTCCAAGTCATATCCCAAAACTCGTTTGGTCTTATATTGCATTCAGCAGCCTTTACTAAAATATCATCCCAATTTAGCCTTGTTAGACTTTTTTTTTTCCTCTTTAGGAGTACCTTGTACTGCGATTACTGTGTTTTGCACAATATACTTTAAGTAAGCAAGTACTTGCCCTTCAGCTTGGAAAATTGAGCCTATTTCATCTATCCAATCGCAAACATCGTTTTCAGTAAATTCAATCTCTTGTTTATTACTAATACAAGCCGATTTATAACCGATATATATTAATTTAACAATGATATCTAAATCAAATTGATTATTACCTAAAACTTGAAAGTATTTGTCTATTGTGATATTTCGTTCGTTACAAAATTCACGCATTGACCAAGTACCCCATTTTAATTGAATTGTGTTGTTGTTTAGTCTTAATTCAAACATAGGTTATTATTTATGCAGTTTCAGTTTGTGTTAATGGTGGTACAGTTACTACGAAAGTTGCAGTAAATTTAACATCATCTTTATCAGCAGCATTTACTTCAAAATCGCTAATAAATACTTGACCTGAATAAACTATATCACCTGTTGTTGGAGTTGCTTTACCCATCTTCATATTGAAAGATGTTCTTGCAGCGTGAGCAGCATACAATTGTTGGTAAGAATCCTTACTTGGACTTCCTGTTTCATCAATTGCAAAACCATCACCTTTAAATGATTGAGTAAATGAAGGACCAGCTTGAAATTGGTCGCCACATTTTGAAGTTGCATCAATAGTGTTAACAGTTGATGTCATTGAGTTAGTCGTAAGACAAGCAACTGGTTTGAAAGTCGCATCGTTGTCTATGTCAGCTAAAAGGATATAATCTCTTGCTGATACTTTTGTTTCTGCCATTTTATTTTAATTTTGAGTTATTATTAAATTATAAGTTATTATCGTTCTAAATATATTGTCTGAAGGTTCTAAGGCATCTAAGTTTCTGATTGCACCTACCACTAAACTTGAAGCATAAAACCCATTTGCTAGGGTTATTGCAGTTTGTGAATTGATTGCAGTTAGTATTAAATCACTTATAGTTTCAGCTCTTTTATAGCCAAAGTTACTATTTTTTATTACAATGTCAACATCAATGGTAACTCCATTAGTGTAACTGATTTTGCCTTGTTCTTGAATAGATGTTCTACCAGACATAATGATATATTCATTTACCCCATTATTAGGTGCATAACCATCAAAAACAGGCAGTCCACTTGAACTTGTCAAGTTGGTATAAAACCACTTTTTTATTTCAATATTAGGATTTAACATTAGCTATTACTTTTTGTATATTTTTTCTCAATATAGGAATCTCACTTTCAAATGCTGGTATTAAGTAAGGTCTTGCTCTAAGGTTAATTTTACGTCCTTTAGTACCTTTAAATTGCATTGCAAATGACTCAAATCCAGCAGGTACATTAACTAATCCTCCTGTGCCAAATTCAATATAAGGAGCATATTTTAAAGCACTTCCTACTGTATAAACTATTTTAGTTCCTACATTAACTTCTTTTAATTGTATTGAATTTCTTAAAGTACCATTATCAACAACAACATCTCTTTTAGCTTTGCTTTGTATAGCTAATGCAGAGGCATTTACTTCCATAGCAACCTCTTTAGCAATCTTAGGCGATAATTTCCCTAATCTTTTAATAAGAGCATCTAAACCTTCAATCTTAAAAGAAATTTGGTCTGCCATTAGAAGTACATTAATATTTCGTAAAATCTAAACTGATTTTCTACATCCTTTAGAGAATGTATTGTATATCTTTCCCCTTCAGCATCAATTTGATAATTCTCAGTAATAGTTACATCGTATCTAATAAATAACTTAGCTGCACGAGTAAAAGTTATTTGTGCCTCTTGCAATGTTCTATTTTGATTCTCAGGTCTAAAATCGCCAAATACAACCTCTTGTAAGGCAAAGGTAGTCGTAAAGCCACCTTGCCCATCAGCAGTCCTTGTAGGCACATATAAGCCTATTTCAGAGTACATTGTATTGGCATCCACATAATTTGCTTTCTTGCTTCCTAATCTCATAATATTGGGCTTATTCTTGTCCAGCGTTGACAGGCTTTCCAAGACTTTTCACAAATACCTGTATTTGAATCTAATCCTCTATTCTCGTAATCGTAAGATACTTGGTCTAAAATAGCAATCTTTAAGTCATTAGGGACAGTTGCATATCCAACCACATAAGTAGCCTTTAAGTTTTTAAAAGCTGGTCTTTGTAATTGTGGGAACTTACCACCTACTAAAGTATAATCAGCAGCTACTATTGTATCGTTATTTTCATCTATTAATGAAGTAAAACTATTAACTGGTCCATAAGGAAGATTAAAACTACCATCAAAATTAGTAAACCAAACAACGGCAGTCTTAGGTATTAAACTCAAGCCTGTACCTACTTCAATGGCTTCTCTTGCTTGTTTAATCATTAAAGAGATTTGGTTATCATCAACGGAAGTAGTTACTCTGCAATACAATTTAGCCTCTGCTAATGTTACTGGTTCAACCACAGTACCTATATCGGTTAAAGTAAAATCTATTATAAAATTAGAATATGCCATACATCTTTTTTACAAATTTACATTATTTATAATAAAAAACCCCCTACTAAATAGCAAGGGGTCTTTATATCTATGTAAGATTAGAACTATACGTTTCCTAAGTCAGCATAAATAGCTGAAGTTGGTTGCATTAAGTTAATATCTTCATAACACTCAATACGAGCAGTAACCATATTTTGTTGGAAGTTACTTGCATTCTCATAAGAGAATTCAATAGCCATTCCTTCAACCTCAACTCTTTCGCAGAAGTTGTTATCTAAAATAAGTACTTTATCATCAGCTACCCAAGATGCAGCAATTACTGGAGTTCCCCAGATTGTCATACCACCATTAGGATTAACGATAACACTACCAGAACCAGCATAATAACCAGCAGTAATAGTCTCTTTCAATAAACGACCTAATTGAGTTGGAGATACCAAAGCAACAGAAGATACGAAATTCGCACTCTTTTGGTTACCGATATAATCAACTAATTGCTTTAAATCAACAGTTTCAGCAGTTGTAGTAGAACCAGTTGCAGCATTAGATACAGTTGTGTAGAAAGCAGAGTTCTCAGCTTTGTAGAAATCTCTAGTTAACATTCTAGGTAAAGTTGTGCTTAAGAAAGGCAAACTTCTAGCCATTTGCTTAGAGAAAGTAGAGAAACCAGCGATGTAGTCATTAACTACTTTCACTTCGCTTAATGCGTAGTTATTCTCACCTTTGTTTGAACCTTCAGTTTGAGCAGCAATGTTATTAGTTGTTGCAGTTTCTTTGTAGAATACATACAAACCACTTTCAGAACGAACAGTAGGGATTAAATCTCTAAAGTTTACTGCTTGACTTGGCAATACAGATGCATTAAGAGCATAAGATGCTTGAGCATCTCCTGTTAAACTTGCAGATAAAGTCATTGACTTTACATCTCTTAAATCTAAACGGAATTTTCCGTTAGACTTCATTTGTTTTTCCATCTCATCCATTTTACCATCTAATTTCTCGATGATAACTTCGTCAAGATGTTTTACTTCACGCTTTGCAGCTTTTTTTGTTGCAGCAGCTTGAGCATCAAATTGTTTTTGTGCTTCATCTCTTACAACTTTAATCTCAGCTTTAGTTTCTTCTAACTTAGCTTC